CTTGATTTGGACTTTTCTTCGAATCAGGGTATTCCACCTAAGACTTTAGAGTTCCATTCTGTTTTAACCCACTTGTTAATAGCCAATTGGTAACGACGGTACTCCATTAAACCATCTTTCATAAGATAATTCTTATAAAGTGATTTATCGGGTTTCCGAAGTTTAACAAGGGCTTTTAACTCTTTGAGTCAAGGGAATTCCTTCACTATAAAGAAGGCAAATTTTCTAAGTGATTCATCAAACATTGAATGAAAAATAAAGAAAATTGCTCTCTCTGGAAATTTTGAATCGAATTGATCAAAATCAACAGTAATAGGAAGTAATTCAAATGACTTTCTCATAAGTTGACCCATTTTTAATAAAGGCATAAGTTTTATCTTATCCTTGTTATAAATGTTTTTATAGTCGAGTAAAGATAGATCCTTCGAGATGTTATGTAAACATACACCTCGTTGGCGTCTAAACTTTTCTAGACTATGCAACTTTTGAGTCAGATTATTAAAGACTCCGAGAATTTGAGGGTGCATCACATGATACCGAATATTATAAAAGTCCAAAAATCTATATCATATAGAAACAGGATCTTTTATGAATTCTTTATCAGCGGTAATGACAGATTTGGCAACTCCTACCATAAGGATCCTCTTGAGAACCAAGAGGCCTATCCTTAAATTAGTAGGAACACTAGCACCATCAAATGGTGTTATACTTATTCAAAATTTTCTAAATTTATCATAAGTTATAAAACCAAATGTAGTGTCTAGAGCCATCTCTAAGGCTATAACCTGTCTATAAGTAGATTTACTAAAGGAGAGCCACCTCTTCTTAGGTGTTTTTCCTTTTTTATATTCTAGAATATAGACAGATTTATATAGGTGACTTATCATTTTTACTAAAGAATCTTTACCGAGATAAAGGTTATTCTTAATTTTAAAATAATCATACAAAATTGTATAAACAATTTGTGGATTTTTAAAATTGTGAATGATTCCCTTTAAGGGAATCCCAGTTATCTCCTTAACGGATCTGAATGGTTGGATTCAACGTTTAGCAAATTCATATGTATCGCTAGACACATGTGTTTTGTTGACGCTGACCTCAACCCCCAGCCCATTCATTACTTCAATATATGTTTTGGCGACATTACTGTTCTTGATGACAATATCGTCACCGAGAATGATGTAATCTTTAAAGGTTTTTATACCATTTAATTTAGCACAAAAATATATGATAAAATGATGGGTAATAGTAAACACTGCTCATGAGGAGTAAGCACCCATTGGCTGACCACAACTATAACTAATAGTGTTCTCATCGATACACTCTTGGCTATGGTTTATGGTTAGGTCACGGATGTCTACTCCAAATTTCCTATTACTAAGTAAATAACGCCAATTCTTAGCTATATCTTTATCATAAATATGGCTAAGAAGACGTTCTTGAAGGGTAATAGGAAACCTGTCTGTCGCAGAGGATAAATCAAGACTATGAAAAGCCTCCCCATCGTTCTCCCAGTTATGAAAAGGATTTTGAGTAAAGGTTCTGTCGCAAGGAAACTTCTTCAATAATGATAATATATCATCATGAATAGGTTTCATCAACAACTGAGTATAATAGTCAGTTATGGCTATTATCCGAAGTTTAGCTTCAGGATCTTTAACAAAACTTAATTTACCTAAAACAGGTATTTTAGGGGACTCTTTCAAGAGTCTTCCTTCTTTAAAACTGGCATCTAAAAATACCTTCCCATTTTTATCTGTGATACCGTTTAACGCCAATTTTGTATCTTGGTCAAATAGACAAAGATTCATCATGGCTGTCTTAGAAGCCGGTCCTTGTGGACCAGCCTTTTCAGACATATAAACTTGATCATATGTAAATTTTGGACCCGGTAACTTTAGATTAAAATCTTTAGTAAAATCTGATAAGTAAGATTCAAAAATATAAAAATCACTTTTTTGAGGTGATGATATACTTTTAAAATCAGGTACTACTCTATTTCAATCAGATTTAGAGAGTTCCCAAGATCTTGAAAAATTTAAGAATGTTAACACAATTTTTAAATTAACAGGATTTTTACTATCAGCTAAGGGTTTTAAGAACAGGAGCTTCTTAGGTCAACCATCTTTAGTTAAGCCAATTCTCATATCATTCGTTTTTAACGGATGACCACATATGTACCTAGTACAATGTAACCTCATTTGTTTAAAATATTTAATAAGGTATGGTAATTGTCAATCTTTCTTAGACTTGAGTAATCAAGTTTGGAAAAATCTAAAGTGGCTTTTGATGATAATACTCGACTGTGGAAAAGCCCAAACCAGTAATCTTCTCAATATTTTGAAATGTAATTCAAACATTTTAAGGTAAAGGTTGGTTGCTGCATACAGCTTTCTTAATCAGTAAGCGATACCCAGGTAGCATTATGCACTATTCTGGATAAGATCCCGTTTTAGGCCACTCTAGCCAATCTTTAGACATGGTGATTTTTAAACCACCAAAATCTTTATATGAAAGGCAAACCCGCATGCTGGGTCTAGGAATTATATATATTTCAAAAACCTATCAAGTGGAAAACGAGTAAAGACTACTGAGAACCCTTTAAATCGTTCTAAAAGATTCTTTAATGGGATTACCGCGACTTTCAGTAATATATAATTCTGAAAAGTGGATAATCGTGCAGTTGCACCGGGGGCCCCG